ATATTATTGTGTCAGAGTTTTATAACCTTCAATCTCTAAAGGTAGCATGATATGGCTGGCGGAAACGGAAAGCAAAAACCAAAGAAGTTAACAGACGCTAAAAAGGCAGCTAAAGCAGCGGCAGCGGCAAAGCGCAATAAAAAGTGATTACAGGCGGTTTGATCTTACTTCTTGCTGTACTGTCATTTACTCGCAAGGGTGAGAACAGATACAGCATTTTAGTGTTTGCCGCTTTATGCGGTCTTTTTCAATATGCCTCTGATAATCTCGGAGAGTCTTGGGGGTATGTTTATTACTTAGGCGCAGCAATCGCGGACCTTGTAATTATTCTAGCTATTTCAAATCCTATTAAGCCCACCATAACAATCATTAATCTTCAAAAAATAGCGCTCTGGTTTATTTATGCTAACCTTTTTGGCTGGATTATTTACGAGTTATACTACCCGCCAATGGTTTACGATGCTATATGCTTAGCACTTTTCATATCTGTTATAATATGTGCAATAAAAAAAGGAGGTAATAATGTGGGATATTTTGCAGACAGTCGCTATGATCCTTCCGTTTATTGTAGTTATAATAGCAGCAATTCAAAAATGCAAAGCGACAAAGAGAAAATTAAAACGTGATCAATACAATAACTCAATTTGTGGCCACAGCAAGCCAGAATGTCAGACTTGCCGCTTCTACGAGCCTTGTAACAGCGACAACGGGGACGATAACGTGGCTTGAGTGGATACCTTCTGATATTGGTAAGCTAGCAACCCTTATTGGAATTGCCCTATCAACGATTTTAATTTATACCCACATTAAGAAAGCGCAACGAGATAAAGAACTGCATATTATCGAAATGGCAAAGAAGCAATTAGAGCTTGAGCAGCTACGAGCAAGGGCTAGACGTAACGAGGCTCAATAGAGAGGCTAAGGCATGAAATGCATACTATTACTATTATTATCCTTCAGCGTATCAGCCCAAAACTATTATATGCCCAAGGAAAGTTTAAAAAACTATCTAAACATTTACGCAGAACCAAGCGCATCTAGCAAGGTAATTTGTGCGGTTAGCCCGGGCAGAGCTATGGAACACCTAGAAACTATCCCGCGCTGGTACAAAATATCGATTGATTTATGTGTTGGGTATGTCTCGAAAGGCTCAGCAATTCCCTTTGTGACTAATTTAACCTATGTTGAAGGGCTAGCAGCTGATCAAGTAGGAATTCATATATTGAACGGAATGGTTTATCTTAACGTGGGTGGTTTGTGTTATTTTATCGACTTAGGCCGATTAAATGAAATACCGATCGGAAAGGAGAACGCGGTAAATATACGAAAGTTTTTAGATGATCGAGGTGGAATGGATAATCTCACAGAAGAGATCAAAGAAAATTGCGATTTTCACTAGAAAGCGGATTTATTAATTATTGGGGTCATCCTAGCAAAATAAGAGGTGAGCCGGAACCTACAGGACTATCAGATAATGATAGAATAAGACCTAAATATACAGGTTATCCAGTAAAGAAAATCAGATACAGTCACAAATTGAGGCGATAAATAATGTGGTATTACTTATATAAAATTTCAGACGGTGAACTAATTAGTGATAGCTCAACACCTATCGAAGCTCAAACGGGGCGGGATGTAAAAGAATTTGCTGATCGTCAATCGGGGGCTTGGAACAATCAAACACTAGAATTTGGCCCCTATCCACCATCTAGAGTCATTCCATTAAGTGATTTTATCGACCTGTTCACATCAAAAGAACAGGAGGATTTAATCGAGGCTACTAAAACAATCAAGAAAGCAGCCACATTTGTAGAGGTTTTAAAGTTAAAGGGCATTGCTGATCTAGATAGTACATTTATTCAAGTTGCTATTGTTAGCATGGAAGGAGCGCCTACTAATATATTGTCCGAAGGTAGGGCGGCGGAGATTTTAGCGTGATAGGTTCTACATTAGGCGGGGCGTCCGATTTATTGGCGGCGGGGTTTGATTATTCAACAACCCTACCTACGCCAATAACGGCGGGCGGGTCAAATGATACCGTTGGAGCTTATGTCGAATTGTTATCAGCGGCCAATAATGATCGGCCAATAACGCGAATAATTGTACATTGCAGACCATCTGGCTCCAGCGCCCAAGGCGATATTATGCTCAATATTGCGATAGGCGGAGCGGGTAGTGAGATAGATACATTTAAAAATCTCTGGTTGCCATCCACAACGACATCGACAGAAGCGGTTTATTATTTCGATTTTATGGTATCAATTCCTTCCGGTGTAAGAATATCAGCGAATTGTCAGGCAAATGTAGCAAGCAGAGCAACGACAGTTAGTTTACAGTTAAGTAGGGGCGGATTAGCGTCGGAATCGCTTAATGTAGTTGATACGATTGGAGCCAATACGGGTGCAACTGAGGGCATCACGGTAAATACAGCCGGAACAATTAACACTTTTGGCGCATGGACTGAGTTGATCGCCTCAACAGCGCAAAACTATCAAGATTTTATCGTCGCAGCACACAAGATCGGCGGATCAATGACCGGCATGAATCAAACCTATGATATTGGGATTGGCACAGCAGGAAACGAAGAAATTATATATTCTGGTCAAAGCCTCAAACCCACAACAGGGGAAGAGGTTCACGGAACGATAAGCCCTAGAACGGGTGTATTAATTCCCAAAGGGGTCAGGGTATCGGCTAGAGTTCAATCCACTAGCACCGATGCGGACGGAAATCTAGATTTTATACTATATGGGGTGTACTAATGCCAAGCAATTCAGACAGTGGAACTACCACACCAGGGGTTTTGGCAACAATCGAAACCCTCTCAACTATTTCAAGCGCGGGTAATTACCTGGTAAAAGTCAATCCAGTCAATTTGGTAGCAGATGAAACGGTATTAATTGAGATATTCGACAAGGTTTTGACAGGTGACACCACCAATAATAATTTGGTTTACACTGGATCAGCAAGAGCGGATCAAACTGAGATTATGGTGTCGATCCCAATTTCAGTGGTATTTGAGGCAACGGTCAGAATAACCCAATTCAACGGTACATTACGCGCTTTTGATTGGGCGGTTGTGGATATGTCCTAATGTCTTTAAGGCATACAGGGCATTGGGTTGCTGCTAGTCAAGGCGCTGGCGGAGCGGAGTCTCTAACCGCCGAATCAGGCAGTTATTTATTATCAGGAACAGATGTAAATTTAAGAGCCGAGTTCAACACATCTTCAAACAGTGGCGCGTATTTACTAACCGGAACAGTAATACCCTTAACCGCGTCATTTAATATTATCGCAGCAACCGGCGCTTATATTTATACCGGTACAGATGTTACATTAGTCGATCCGGTTTCAGATGATACATTAACCGCCGAGCCTGGATCATACGTTTATACGGGTACACAAATACTATTCGGCTATTCAGCAGTCACAACAGCCGAAAATGGCAACTATGTTTATACAGGCACAGATGCGGGTTTAATATTTGGCACTTCACTTGTTATTGATTCAGGTTCTTATGTATATACCGGCGCTTCGGTTGATTTAGATTTTGTCGGCAATATGACAGTTGAGGCCGGATCGTATATAATCAACGGCACAGATGTAACCCTAATTGATACCGGTGCGGCTGTTTGGGTTGACCGAGCAATAACACCAGCTAACTATTCAGATACCGCTATAACGGGCGCTTCATGGGTAGATAGCACACTAGAAACAACAACCTGGACGGAGCAATAATGGCAACTTATCAAAAATTTAATCAAACGGTTGAGGATTTAGCGAATAAAGTACATGACTTAAGCTCTGATACTTTGAAGTTTATGCTAACAAATACCGCGCCCGTAGCAGGGAATGAAGTATTTGCTAATTTAACTGAAATAAGTGCGGGCAACGGATACACCGCAGGGGGTACGGCTGTCGGCATTACTAGCTCAACCCAAACCAGTGGAACTTATACACTCGTTCCGACTGCAGACGTTGTATTTACCGCATCCGGTGGCAGTATTGGGCCGTTTCGGTATGTAGTTCTCTACAATGACACGCCAACCAGTCCAGCCGATCCATTAATAAGCTTTTATGATCGTGGTAGTTCGTTAACACTATTAACTACCGAAATCTTTACTGTGGATGTTGCCGCTACGCTGTTCTCATTGGTATAATTTACATGTACAACCGTAGATGATATAATTATTTAATTAATTACGGGGTACATTGTGGATATATCAGTAAAGAAAGAGAAGGCATTAAGTTATATTAAGGCGGCTAGTCTTTTCTCATATAAAGACGGTAAAGTTTCAAGAAAAACACACGTTAATGGTGGAGCGCAAGCAGGTGAAATCCTGTGTTCTAAAGGTAGGAAAACCTATCACACAGTTATGGTTGATGGTGAGGCGTATAAATTACATAGAATTGTCTGGCTATTAAATTACAAAGAATGGCCCAATGGTCAAATAGGCCACATTAACGGCGATAGAATGGACAATTTAATAGCTAACTTAAGAGTGGTTTCAAATAGACAGAATTGTAAAAACCAGTCTATAGCAAAAAATAATAGTTCTGGCCATGTTGGCGTATCGTGGGCAGTATGTTGCAGCAAATGGATGTCAAACATAACCAATAACGGGAAAAGAATATATTTAGGCGTTTTTAGCGATATGGACGATGCAATCAAAGCAAGGAAAGAGGCCGAGATAAAATACAATTTTCACCCTAATCATGGTCGAGCAGTCTAATGAGTAAAGGCAGCGGGTCAAGAAAGTTTAACAAAGAAGGTGAAAGGAAGTTAAGAGCTAATCCTTACTGGAAAACGTGCGAATTTGAATTAAATAAGAAAAAACGGGCGTAAAATGACTGATAAGTTAATGAATGACGAATACGTTAAAAGCAAAGCGCCCATGTGGATAATCGCGTTCTGTGCAGGGTTTATGATGTTGATACAAACTCTTGCTTCAGGGCTTGCCGTAATAGGTTATGACGATGTTATTCGCGCTGGTGCTAAAGCGAAAGAAGCGGAAATACTGCAAAGAGAGCAAATAACACCAGAAGTTCAAGCCAGATTGGATTTATTAGAACAGCAAGTTAGAGAATTAATCCTAGATAGCGAAGTACTAAAGGAAAACTCACACGCACCAGGAGGATGAAATGGCACACAATAAGCCCAAACGAGGCCAGAGAACAACCACACACAACAAAACCAAGCGCAAGACAGCAGGAAATAAGCTGAAATCAGGACATAAACGCAAGTAAACCCTAACGAATAACCTATAAGGACTCGTAAACATGAAATCACCAATACAAAGAACGCCCAACAAGCTAACCCACAAGAAAGGCGAAGGAAACCAATCAGAATGGTCAACGCCTAATATCGATGCAGATACTTTGATCGAAGAAGTTATGAAAGTGATGTTTAATCGTTCACCCATATCAGGATTGGGAGGGCAATATAATGAAAACCTTTGATATAACTAAGCATAAGTGGAGTGATTCATCCATTGAACCTAATGAAGATTCTGTATATGGTGGCGATACACTGCACTTATACTGCGGCCATGCGGGAGAAATTAAACTAAAAAAAGATGACGCTATAGCAATAGCTAAACACTTTGGAATCATTCAAGAGATTGACGGGCAAAGAATAACTATTCACAAAGCCGAAATAAGTTTAATCCCCCAATCAGAAACCACCAAGCCCTACACTTATGCAAGCCTTAACCTTGATTCAGTAGGGGAGATAAAGCGCCATGACTGAATTTAATTATAGGATAATATACGGTTCTATCCATAAAGACTCAATATGGATAAGACTTAAATATTTTAATTGTGGAATTTCAATAAGAAAGACAGCAAAGCTTTTTAGTGAAAGATATGGTTATGTTAAATCGTTACCTCTTCCTTATGGCTGGAGAGTTGGACTTTTAAAGGCGAGATTATAATGGATAACACAGAGAAGCTAGAAAATGATATTAAATTCCTATTATCCTTTGCGCCTAAAAATAAACCGCCGGAAGGACTAGATCCAACCTTTTACCATACATTGACCTATAAAGGTGATTTAAAGCTGTGGGAACGCATTGAAAGGATTAAAACGTCAAAGCAATCAATTGAGTTTGGGCCGAGTATCTTAAAATGACTGATAAACCTAAACATGCAGGAGGTAGACCAACAAAGTATTGTCAGGATATATTAGACATTGCTAATGAATACATTAACGATTATACAGATTATGGGGATATCATGCCATCTCATATAGGCATGTTTCTACACATGGGCATATCAAAAACGTGTGGATATGATTGGGATAAAGACCCAAAGAAGGCCGAGTTTTCTGCTATATTAGAGAAATGTAATATGATGCAGCACCAAAAGCTTATTAATAACGGGCTTAACGGGCAGTTTAACTCAGCGATTGTAAAGCTAGCATTAGGTAAGCATGGATACCACGATAAACAGCATACAGAGCTATCAGGAGTCGATGGCAAGCCTATCGAAATAGATACCGTTTGGGAAGTAAAGGTTATCGATTAATGCCTAAGATGCAAATACCTAGAAAACTTCTACCTTTAATCAAAAAGAAGAAGCGCTTCAAAGTTATCATAGGCGGAAGAGGTAGCGGTAAGTCTCACACAGTAGCAGACATATGTTTAATGGACGCCCAGACGAAAGGAATAAAGACTGGTTGCTTTAGAGAATTCCAAAATAGTATTAGTGATTCAGTCTATAGTCTATTGTCAGACGAGATAGAAAGACTCGACTTAAAAGGCTTTGACGTTCAAGCAAGTCATATCAATTATAACGGTATAGACTCATTCACGTTCAAAGGTCTAGCCAGGAACCCCGAATCAATTAAATCAATGCACGGTTATGAGCGGTTCTTTGTTGAAGAGGCTCAAACCATTAGCTCCAAGTCACTCAAGATGCTCACGCCCACCTTAAGAGTAGAAGGTTCGGAGGTTTGGTTAGTGGGCAATCCTGGTAGTAGTGCTGATCCATTTAGCCAACGATTCATTGTGCCATTTCAAAAAGAGTTAGATAAACATGGATACTATGAGGATGATCTACATTTAATTATTGTCTGCAATTACCTGGATAACCCGTTTTTTCCTGAAGTGTTAGAAAAAGAACGCGAATATGACTATGACCATTTAGACCGAGCTGAATACGATCACATCTGGATGGGTAAATTCAATGACACAGTAGCTAACGCTATTATTAAGACTGAATGGTTCGACGCTGCGATTGATGCTCATAAGAATCTAGGTTTTAAACCTAAAGGCGCAACCATTGTAAGCCATGACCCAAGTGATACCGGTCCAGATGATAAAGGGCTAGCAATAAGACGAGGCCCAGTATTCCTTGAAGTACTGGCAATGGATAAGGGAGATGTTAACGAGGGCTGTGATTGGGCAACTGATTAGGCTATAGCTTGTAATGCTGATTTGTTTACCTGGGATTGTGACGGGTTAGGTGTCAGCCTAAATAGACAAGTATCTCAAGCGTTCAACGGTATCAAGACAGAAGTAAGAATGTTTAAAGGTTCAATGGCTGTTGATAACCCAGACGCTATCTATGAGCCGCTAGATAATATTAGACAACCCAAGACCAACAAGGAAACCTTTAAGAATAAACGAAGCCAATACTATTGGTTGTTGAGAGATAGATTCTACAAGACATATCGAGCTGTTGTGAAGAGTGAATATATTGATCCCGATGAGTTAATAAGCCTGAGCTCTAACATTAAAGACCTGCAAACATTAAGGTCTGAGGTTTGCCGCATCCCATTGAAGGCTAACGGGTCAGGATTAATCCAGATAATGAGTAAGGACGATATGCTAAAGCTTCAAATACAATCACCTAACATGGCAGACGCTTTAATGATGAGTATGGAAATACCTAAAGTTTTGGATCAATGGGCAGAGTTAAGTTATGAAAAATACTCCACAGTATAGAATTTAACTATCA